TCAAATCAAAATGCAGTAGATGTTGCGTTAAACTGTTCGGCTGTTTTAGGTGATTTAGCATGAAGACACCTGAATTTCAAGGTACACATTTATGGGAAAGGCTGTGTTGGGCTAAAGAACATTTAGAAAAAGTGCAATCAGATATACGAGTAGTCTATGAAGATAGCGTAGATGCACCTGCAAAAATATTAGTGCCTGACCCTAATTGGATGGCTTGTGCATTACAAGGTGGCATATTACCCCCTGTAGAATCTTATTGGGAATTAGCTAAAGATGAAGCACAACCTGATTTTAAAAACCACACGAGAGGGTATTTACTGCATGATACTAAACCTGTTGATGCAATGACAGAAGAAGAAGCCATAGATTATTTAATTAAGAAAGATGTACCACAATCTGTATGGAAAACATGGGATGAAGGTAATAAACCAACGATGGTTATATGCCGAACACATCAATTGCCTGAACATCGTCAATGGCGAAACGCATGGCAAATTAGAGATGATATAGAATTAGCAGCATAGGAGAAATGTATGATAATTATTGTAGATAAAGATAGCAACCAGATTGATGCTTCAACTGTTTCATCAAAGCCATCTGACCGACATTTTAGAAATGCTTGGGTAATTTCTGATAAAGTTATTGCTGAAGATATAACTAAAGCAAAAGAAATATTTAAAGCAAAAGTAAGAGAGGTGCGAAAGCCTTTGCTAGAAGCTGAAGATGTTGCATACATGAAAGCACTAGAAGCATCTGACAGTTCAGCACAAACGGCAAGTATTAATAAAAAGAAAGCATTAAGAGATGCTCCTGCATCAAGTGTAATTACTAATGCAGATACGATTACAAAGCTAAAAGCAGCATGGGATAGTGATACTTTAGGCACTAATCCTTATAGTTAAAAAGGAAAGTTAAATGTTAGGTTTTGCTTCATATTCAGAAGTAGCTTTTTCACAAGGTAGTATTAATGTTAGCCTTACAGCAGGAAGCGTATCAGCAACAGGTGCAATAGGAACTTCTGTATTATCGGCTAACTCTTTTATAACTTTAACAAGCGTATCAGGTACAGGTTCTATTGGAACAGCTACTCCAAATGTAGCAAAAGTTTTAACAGGTGTAAGTGCTACAGGTTCAGTTGAAGGAGTAACTGTAACTGCTTCAGTAGATGTTACAGGAAGTGTATCAGCTACAGGTGCAATAGGCACATTAACTGTTGCAGGTGTACAGTTTGATTTTGCTGCAGTAAAAGAAGACTTTGGCATAGCAAGAGTTGTATATGTAAAAGCTAATTCAACTTCTGATGAAAGAACAGTAAATGTTAAAAGCGAAATAAGATTAACATTTGTACCAAGACAATCAAGTTCTAGCGATAGAACAGTATTAGTAGCAATGGCTGCTTAAAAGGAATGGAGTAATAATATGTCATTTAGGTGGCCCATAAAAGACCCAGATGAACAACTAGATTATAGTGTGGATTGGTCAAGATTTTTAGGAACAGCTACTGTTAGTAGTGTAGTATGGTCTGTTAAATCAACTGAGTATGCAACAGAGACTACAATAGCCAATGGTCAAACATTAGCTACAGCATCTAGTGGTGGAACAACGGATACAATACAAAATGTATCACAATCAAATACAACAACAGTAGCTACAATAAATTTAGCAGGTGGTGTTGCAAATAGGGAATACACTTTTTTCTGTGCAATGACAGATAGTACAGGTAGTACAGGAAAGAGAAGTATTAAATTAGTAGTGAGAAATAAATAATGGCATATAACTTTTTAGCTTTAGTAAATGATATTAATAGAAGATTAAATGAGGTACAATTAACATCTACTAATTTTTCTTCAGCAGTAGGTTTTTATGACCTAGCGAAAGAAGCTATCAACTCTTCTATACGATATATAAATCAATCAGAATATGAATGGCCCTTTAATCATGTTACACAAGAAGATGTATTAACAGCTAGTACTGCACGTTATCCTTTTCCTGACGATGCAAAGACAATAAACTTTAATACCTTTAGAATTAAAGAAGATGCTACAATAGGAAATAATACTGTAAAACTTAGAGAGTTTGCTTATAACGAATACTTAGATAGTTATATAGACCAAGAGTATAAAGCAAGTCCTAATACAGGTGTGCCTAAAAATATTATATATGCTCCATCATTAGAGTATGTTGTTCATCCTTTACCTAATGCAGCATATACTTTAATATATGAGTATTATAGAATAGCTGTAGAGTTAGAGAATCATAATGACGTACCAAATGTACCTGAAAGATTTAGACATATTGTTGTAGATGGTGCAATGCATTATGCTTATTTGTTTAGAGGTAATTCTCAAGATGCTATTATATCTAAAGAAAAGTTTGAAGAAGGTATTAAACATATGCGTTCTTTATTAATAAACAATTATACATATGTCAGGTCATATATGATACCAACAGTTGCAGGTGGAAGAGGTAGAGTAGGAGCTTCTTTAAGTAATGCAGGTTCGGCTTTGGATTTATAAATGACAACATCTTGGAAAACATACCCATTAGAATTTAAGGGTGGTTTAATTACTAACCTGTCTCCACTACAGCATGGTATGCAAAAACCAAGTTCAGCTAGAATACTTTCTAACTTTGAACCTTCAGTTGAGGGTGGCTTTAGAAGAATAGAAGGGTATGCTAAGTTTGACGATAATCTTGTACCTCCTTATGGCGAACCAAAAATAACAACAACAGTCGCAGCAGGTGGTACAAGTATTACTTTAGGTAATATATTTAAAGCTCCAACTACAGGCGATACATTTACTATAGCAAGTAGTGCACAAAGTTATACAGTTAATGCTGTAACAACAACAGACTTAACAACAAAGAAAAGAGTAGCTTTAACTTTTACAAGAACAGGAACAGTTACGACTACACTTGCTGCTGAAGCTACCGATAAAGCAGCTGTAACTTTTACAACAGGTGTGGGAAACATATTAGGTGTAGCATCTTTTGAGGATACGGCTGTGGTTGCTAGAGGTGGTGACTTGTTTAAGTCAGCAGGTTCTGCATCTAATTGGACAAGAATAAATGTACCAGTATATGGTACAGTTCTTGTAAACGCAGGTTCACAAACAGGTACTACTCTTGCAGTAGATGGTTTAACTGCTGCACCACAAGCAGGAGATACTTTTACAATAGCTGATGTTGCTAAAGTATATACAGTAACAGCCAATGCTACTGTGTCAACAGGAGGTTCTACTTTAGCTATTGACCCTGCTCTTGCAAGTTCTCCTGATGATGATGCTGTAATAACTTTTTTATCTACTGATAGGTCTGCTATGCTTAAACATAGATTTGCAACCTTTAACTTTAATGGAACTGAAACTTTAGTAGGAGTAGACAGTGTTAATAAACCTTTTACTTATGATGGTTCTACCTTTACAGTATTAAATGGTGCACCCTCAGATGTAGACAGTGCAACACATGTAGTAAACTTTAAAAACCATTTAATGTTTGCAAAAGGTTCTAATCTAGTGTATACTGCATTATTTACAAGTGATGACTTTACTGCTGCAGCAGGAGCAGGTACTATCAATGTAGGTGATGACATCACAGGAATAATAGTATTTAGAGAACAGCTTATAATTTTTAGTGAAAGAAAAATACAAAGACTTGTGGGTTCTTCTGAAGCCGACTTTCAATTACAACCTATTACAATGGACATTGGTTGTGTAGCTACAGATACTATACAGGAAATAGGTGGAGACATTTTATTTCTAGGCCCTGATGGAATACGTTCATTAAGTGGAACTGATAAAATAGGTGACTTTGGTTTAGCTGTTGTGTCTAAAGAAATACAAGATGAAGTAGTTAATTTTATTAATAGAAACACTTCTTTTTCTAGTTTAGTTTTAAGAGAAAAAAGTCAGTATAGAATACTAGGTTTTAATGCTAGTTTTACAACAGAGTCATCACAAGGTTTAATGGCTACTCAATTAGAAAGTGGTTTAGCTTGGGGAGAGTTAAGAGGAATACGAGCATATGTAGCAGACAGTAATTATAATGGTAATTCAGAGTTAGCTGTATTTGGTGAAACAGATGGATATGTATATCAGATGGAAGATGGTAATAGTTTTAATGGAACAAATATTGTGGCTACATTTGCTACTCCTTTTTTTCCTGTATCAGACCCTAGAGTACGTAAAACATTTTATAAGATGCATTTATACACAGACCCACAAGGAAGTTTTAATTCAAACTTTTCATTAAAGTATGACTTTTCAGACCCTAATATAATACAGCCTGATACAATTACATTATCCAATACTTCTGTTGCTACTGCTCAATCTATATACGGCAATGTACAATTTGCACATGGGGGGTTAGTTAACAATGCAAGTGATTATGCAGCAAGTGGAAATATTACAAGTATTGCTGTTGATAACTTATCTAGTTTTTCTGGATTGGTAGCAGGAGATACTTTTATTATTAGTGGGCATGGTACTACAAGCGATGGTGTGTTTACACATACAACCTATACGTTAAGTGCTACACCTACAATAAGTAGTAGTGCGACTACATTAGCGTTTACACCACAACTAGTTGCAGACTTAGAAGATAACACCCATTTTTCATTTACAAAAATAGCAGGGGTTGCTTCTTCTGCATATGGTGGTGAATCATTAAAAAGTATATTTGAAGAACAAACTTTAGGTTCAGGTTTTACAGCTTCATTACAGTTTGAATCAGAAGGAACAGATGCTCCTTACTCTTTTGATGCTGTTACATTAGAATACTCTGAACATTCTCATTCATAAGGAAAGAAGACTATGGCAGGTTACATAAGAAATGATACGACAAACAATATAGCAGATGGTAACATTATTAATGCATCTGATTTAGATGGAGAGTTTGATGCCATAGCATCAGCCTTTACAACATCAGGACACGTACACGATGGTACAGCACAGAATGGTGGTGCTGTAACTAAAGTAGGACCTAGCCAAGACCTTGTTATATCAGCTAGTCAAATCTTACCAAAGACAACAAACACTCTTGATATAGGCAGTACAGCCCTTAGAATTAAAGATGTTTATATAGCTGACGATAAAAAAATATACTTTGGAAATGACAATGATGTATATATTACTTATGATGAATCTACAGATGATGCTTTAAAGTTACAAGGTTCTCCTGTTGCAGTCGTTGCAGGTTCAGGTGAGACAGCCGAGCTACATATTTACGCTGATGCAGGTGAAGACAATGCCGATAAGTGGAAAATAAAAGTAGCTGATGGTGGTGGGTTAACAGTAACAAGTAAAATATCAGGTAGTGATGTAGCCCATTTAACATGGACACCTCATGCAACAGTCGCAAGTTCTACGTTTGCAGTAGCAGGTGGCTTAACTGTAGCAGGTTCAACAACATTAGCAGCCACATCTTTTGGTGATGCCGATATAACAAATGTAGGAAACATAGCATTGGATAGTTTAACAGCCGATGGTTCTACAATAACAATTACAGGTAATACAACATTTGCTGATGGTGCATATGACTTTGATGTAGCATCTCACGATACATCTAATGGACTAAAGTTAGGTGGTACACTTGTAAGTGCTACAGCTGCTGAGTTAAATTTATTAGATGGTGTAACAGCTACAACAGCCGAGTTAAACTATCTTGATGTAACAACATTAGGTACATCAGAAGCATCTAAGGTGGTTACAGTAGATAGTTCAGGAGATTTAATAATACCTGATTCTGATAAATATAAATTTGGTACAGGGTCAGATATGCAATTGTATCACGATGGTACAAATTCATATATTACTAATGCTGAAGGTGCATTAAAACTTGCAACAGAATCAAGTGGTATAGCTATTACAATAGGACATACTACATCTGAAACAACAGTAGCTGACAATTTAAATGTTACAGGCAACGCTATCGTTACAGGTAATCTAACTATCAATGGTACAACCACAACAGTAGACTCAACAAACACAGCAGTAAAAGATAATTTAATGCACTTAAACACAGGTGTTGGGTCAGGTAGTAATGGCAATGACATAGGTATCCTGATGGAAAGAGGTAGCACAGGAAACGATGCTATATTTATATGGGATGAATCGGCTGATAAATTTTCAATGGGAACATCAACAAGTGGTGCTACAGATACAGGTAATCTAAACTTAACAGTGGGTACACTTGTAGCGAATGTAGAAGGCACTCTTGCTACATCAGGCGATTGTTCAATGGGAGTTCTTACAGCTACTGAACTTGATATCTCAGGAAATGCTGACATAGCTGGTACACTAGAAGCTGATGTTATTACAGTAAATGGAACGGCTCTTGCTACTGTTATTACAAACACATCTCCTACTATGCCAGCAGGTGTTATTGTACCTTATGCAGGTACTTCTGCTCCTACTGGTTGGGTACTTTGTTATGGACAATCTGTAACACAAGGGTCATCTAGTTCAACTTATTATGCTCTTCATGCAGCAATAGGAACAACGTATGGGTCAGGTTCGGGTGGTGCTGGCGATTTTAGTATTCCAGACCTAAGAGGTCGTGTTGTAGCAGGTCAAGATGACATGGGTGGTTCTTCAGCGAATATATTAACCTCGCAGTCTGGTGGTGCAAGTATTAATGGTGATACATTAGGTGCTGTTGGTGGTAAAGAAGACCATACAATACTTATTACAGAAATGGCTGAACACTCTCACTTGCCACCAACAACAGCCCTACAGAATAATGAAGATATAGATGGATTGTCAGGTGCTGGTACAGGTACTAATTCAAGTAGAGATGCAGGTCCAATGGTTAATGAAGATGGAAGTGCTGTTACAGGTGGAGGAGCTCACAACAACGTACAGCCTACCATTATTCTTAATTACATTATTAAGACATAACCATGATGGAGATATCGCCAATGTTGTTTTGGAATGGGCTACTAACACTAGTCATAGCACCTGCTATATGGGGATTTAGAAGTTTACTTTCTGAAATTAAAAGATTAGATATACTTTTAAACAAAACAAGGGAAGAGTATGCAAAGCGTGATGATGTTAAAGAAGACATGCACGACATCATGGATGCTATGCAAAGACTAGAAGATAAATTAGACAAGATATTAATAGGTAAATAATTATGGCAAACTTTAAAGCATTTAAACCAGAAGCAATGGAACGCATAGCACGTTCTATGGGTCATCAAGGAGACATGAATCAATTTCAAAACTTTCTTTTAGATAATCCAGATAAAGGTATGCAGATGCAAAATTATAATACAAGAGCAATGCAAATGGCTAGAGGTGGTGTCGTTATTAAAATGCAAGAGGGTGGAACTACTCCACCTGAAGATGACAGTACAACAACTCCTCCACCTGCCGAACAACAACCTCTTGCAGGTTCAGGTGATGATAGTACTATTATGGGTGACACAATTGGAAATATTAAAGACCCTAAGTTACCTAAAGGTGGTGAATTAAAACCTAGCCCTCTTCTTACTGATGACAGTCAAGAGATATCAAAAGGCGAAGGGGATTTAGATACTTTAGATAAGGGTGAAACTAAAAAAGGTGATACATTTCAGGCTGATGCACCTCCACCAGACATTGAGCCTGAGACCTATGACCCTACAAAAGTAGCAGGTACTGAGCCAAAAGCAGGTGCTGAACAGACAGAGATAACAGATGATATGCTTGTTAAGGCGGCTCAAGGTACACTGTCAGTTGAAGAACAAAAGGCATTTGCTGCAGCTCTACAAGCAGGTCAAGCTGAAGTAAGTTATAATGCTACTGTTATGGGTAGACTAGAAGAGATGGGTAAGCAAGCAGAAGATGGCACAATACCTGCATACTCTAGGGCTGCTGTAAGAGCCGCTATGGGAGCAATGGCTTCTCGTGGATTGGGTTCTAGTACTATGGCAACAGGTGCTATCTTTAATGCGATTATGGAATCGTCTATTCCTATAGCCAAACAAGATGCCTTGACATTCGCAGAGTATGGTTTAAAAAATGCAACCAATGCTCAGAATGCTTTACTAGCAAAAGCTGCGGCTTTGTCTACGCTAAATATAGCTAACTTAAACAACAGACAACAGGCATCTGTAGAGAACTCAAAGAGATTTTTAGAAGTTGATTTAGCTAATATGGAAGCAAGACAGCAGACAGAAATATTTAATACTAAAGTTCAAGCAGACTTTATGTTGTCTGACCAAGCTGAAGAGAATGCAGCAAAACAATTTAATGCTACATCTAAAATGGAAGTAGACCAATTCATGGCTAACATAGCTACAGCTATATCACAGTTTAATGCTACTCAATTAAATGCAATGGAACAGTTTAATACAGGCGAAGAAAATGCTATGTCTAAATTTAATCTTGAAATAGAAAATCAAAGACAGCAATTTGAAGCTAACAATCAATTAGCTATATCACAATTTAATGCTAAGTGGAAACAGCAGGTTGTGACAACCGATAATGCTGCTGTTAATTATGCTAATGAGTTTAATGCTAAAGCCTTACTAGATATATCTAATACAGCCTACGAAAATATGTGGAATCATATGGGTGATTTAATGGAGTGGGCTTGGACTAGTGGTGAGAGTGGTAAAGACAGACTGCATGAAATGTCACTAGCTGAAATAGATGCTAAGTTACAGACAGAGCTTGCCCATTTAAAATTAGATGCCGCAGCAAGTGGAGCTATAGGTGGCTTTATAGTTGATTTATTTACAAGTCCAATAGGTGGTTCTATCGTAGGTAATTATTTAGAGATACCACCAATACCATAAATACCAAAAGGAGACTATACCAATGACAATAGCACAAACAAAAGCAGGAGAGATGGCTTACAGAAAAGTAATGGCATTAAAATCTCAATTCTATAGAAGGGATTTACAACCTGCTGATGATTACAAAGGTTCACTTATGGATAGAGGAAAACAAAGAAGACAACTTGCAATCAAAGAAGTCACAACAGATAGAAAACAACAAGAGATGTTAAAGATAGCAAAGATTGCTTCAGATATAGAACAAGGATTTAAAAGGAAAGTATAATGGCAGTACAACCACAACAAAGATTTGGTGCTCCTATTCCGGGGCAAGCTATGACAGCAGGTTTAAACAGTAGACCTTGGTTAAATCCACCTCAATATAATACTGTAGAAGATGCAATGGAGTTTTACTTTGATAAACTTTCAACGCAAGAACATTCTACTAAATTATTTGATGTAATTAAAAAAGGTTTGCCTATAACTTCTTTAGCAGAAACAATTACAACAGGTGGTGTAATGCAGGGTTTACATACGAT